ATATTCCACGATGGATGCCACGAATTGTATGTCAGCAAGGACACGCTCAGGTTTGAGTGAACCCTTGAACATACGGATTTCTACTGTCTCACTATTGCACAGGTTGACAGCAGTATATCGGTCAGGATTGTAGTCCTTACCTAATATAACTTTGCCTGCCTTCTCCTTCTGACCATCAAATGTAGACCATTGGAGAGACGAGCGACCAGCAATAGCAACACATTGTCTTTCACTTGTGTTGATTAGATAGGCAAACCTCCACAGGTGAGACCTATCTTTGAAACCCTTACGAGATAGATGGATATGAATACCACAAGTCTTAGTATCCCAAGACCTGAAACCCATACCTGCTAACTTGCTAAGGATTGTCCAGTCAATTGAGACAGCAAACTCATATGACATTGGATGTGTGACTATCTCGAATCCTTCTTCGAGTGAGCCATCTGATTTGAAGTATGCAACAGGGCCGAAGTGCTCGCTCAATTTGCTGAGAGCATTGCGTATGCTGTTGCCTTGACTTTCTACTTCTATCTCAAGACCATAAAACATTTCGTTAGAAAGTTTTAAGGACCTGAGGTCGTATCGTGAGTATGCTTCTTGTGAATTAGGTTGCATAAAGAAATCAGGTTCAGGTTTCCAACTGTAATTATCTAGAAACTCTGAGCCATTACACCTACGGCAAGGGTCCTCATAGTACTCATCACAACTCTCGCAGTAATGTGCATCCGATACACAATTACCACACCAAACATTGCCACTAACACCATTGCTATCATTATTATGTGTTAAGTCACCACATCTATCGCAATGGAAATAGTTATCTAAGCAACTGTCACAGTAATAATTGTTAGCCCTCCACCCACCATCAGGTAGGTAAGGTTCATTACAATCATCACAGAACGCTGCGCAACTATCACAGTAGTAATCGCCATCAATTTCTACTGCATCAGAACCATCTATATCCTCCATACAATCGGATACAATTTCTGTGCAACGATTACCATTACAAATAACTGGTGTGCTTGGTGCTTCTGGTTCATCCACTAAGTTCATACTTCACCTCCTTTATATTGCTAATTGTCTAGTAAGTACTAGACACCAACTACTGACCTAGTAATTGGCACATACCATTATTATCCCACACCTCAGGTGTTGAGTCAATAATGATATGGGTCATCCACTATGATTTAGTTACACCATATCTTTATTGGATATAGTTACACCATATCTTTTCTTGATTTGTGCATCGAGAAAAGCATAGGCTTCATCATCCATCTGACGACATATCTTTATTGCCTCCATTATCAAAGCGCAAGCGTCAGCCTTCATCCAACCCTTGCGAGACTTAACATTGTCAAGGACATTCACAATGAATAAACCTGCAATGCTACGATAACCATCATCAGTTATCTCTATTCCCACTATCTCCTTGTTCATCTTCCACCTCCCTATTATCCTCAGTAGTTACCCAAGCAGCCATATCCCAAGTAGGTGAGTACATAGGGTCAAGCATCAAATCAACAGTTTCAATATCTATATCTAACTTTCTATTAGACACGACACTTTCCTGCATTAGTGCACCGAGATGCTCGCGTGACATCAAACGCTCAGCGATTAACTTATTCATCTCATCTTCGTACTGGTCGTAATGTTTATTGCTACACATACTTGACCACCACATCCATCTCACCAGCAATAACCATCTCATCCAACAGGTCATACAATGACATCAGGTTGATACGGATATTGTCAGGTGTTTCCATTATTGCGTTCTTATATTCCTCTATCTCATCAGAATATAACTTCATACTTTCCCTCCATTTTGTCTAGTAGGTACTAGACGACAGGCATACATCCAACCTGCCATCCAATAATTCATATCCAACATATTCCAAGGATGACGAACAGCACACCTCTCACATAGAAAAGTATTGTCATCCATCAGTACATCCTGCTAACCTCATCAGCAATGGTCACTAATGCAACAAACAACAGCGACCACGCAAACCAACGCCAATTATTCTTAATCACAGAGCCTCCTCTAGTAGCATCATCTGTTTGGCATAGCACTTAACACACCAAGTGTTGTCATCCCTATCTAACTTGGCGTTCTCAGGGTACATATACTTACTGCACCCATTACATTGCACATCACACTCGAAGCAATCATTGTCATAGAGTCTTGACCCACAACTATTACAATGACCCTTAGAGAATGGGTCACCCTCAGGATACATCAGGCACCATCCTGTCTAGGTGTACTAGACAACAACAGGTAATACTCATACCAATTAGTCGGCATAACATTACGAGTTGTCACAGGAAAGAACCTGCGTTCCTTGCGTTGTCTGAACTTGCTACCATTACTAACTATCACGAAGCGACCTGCCCCACGATAGACCTTGCTTGTTGGTATCGGCATTGCTATCTCCTCCTTGAACTAACTTGCTAACACAAGTTTACTACATATCAGACCTTAAGTCAAATATCTCAGAGCGTACATCAGAACCAACATCAGAGCCGACATATGCCAGAGACAACATACTGACCGATTGTCTAGGCGTACTAGACAAATAAAATAAAATAGAACTAGCCCCCACCTTTCGGTGGGGGTAGTCCTTGCGTGATTACTTACTTGCTCAACTTGTCATACGCAATCTTGAGGGATAGCGCAATCTTGTCGAGTTCTGCCTTGGTGAACTTGCCTGATTCGATTGCGTCTGCAATCTTGTCGGCCTTGGAGTCCTTAGGTAGCAAGTTCTTAGCCTTGCGCTTGTCGCGCTTGGCCTTGACTGAGGGATGATTCTTAGAACTAACGGCCTTAAGTTGTGAGACTTTATTGACCTTGTTTAGTTCTTTTATGCCCACGCCATTATCAAGATTGAACTTAATGTCGGCAAGGCTAATCCCCTCGGCATCTATCTTGCTTGAACCTACGCGCTCGCACATTTTGCCGATTGCTAGATATCGGTTGATTGTGTCCTTACCTACAATCTGCACGCCTTGTGCATCTTTATTGTAGGCAGATTCTTCGATATCTCGGATGCTCATACCTTGTTTAGTTGCTTGAACTAATGCAAGGCACGCATCTGCAATCGGGTGTTTTGACGCCTCTACAGCATCAAATATTGCGCGCTCGGAGTTGTGAGCCTTAACTACTAGCCCGACAACCTCTTCAAGTGTTACCTCGGTTGTTACTTGTTTAGTGCTTGTCATATTGACCTCTTTTGAGTTCTATATTGCAAGCATCTCGCCTTGAGATGCCCCTCAAATCGTCTAGGAGTACTAGACAACTTGAGGCACACCTCAAGCAAGTAATCACGCTATGGAGTTATCTTTCATTTTGTCTTGGTTCTCGGAGAGAGAGTGCGAGGCCTGTCGGCCCTTGCTTAACCTCTAACGGAGTGACACTAACAACATTACACGATGCCCCCCCATAGGTCAAATACCCCCTCAATTCCCTCACAAAACCTCGTGTCTAGGCCGTACTAGACAACCTCAGGAGATAGTTGACCCACAAACAACCTATGAGGCCAAAAACCCCAACCGAGGGTATTAAATCCCCAAAACCCTAGGACGCAACAGTCCCTTTTTTAACTTTTTTTGGTTATTTGCCTGCAACTGTATATGTGTCTGACCTGCGGTTTTGTGGTTTGTAAAAGTTTTTTTGTTTTGTTGCGTTACCAAATGGTATGGTAACGGATTAGTATATATGTAAGGGTTTTTATTTCAGCCTGGTATTGAAGGCTGTAGGGTAGTTTATAGCAGACTCTTTGGAGAGTCTGCTTTATTATATATATAATTATGATGGGATTTTTATGGCTGCTAAGGCTGGGGATTTTCATCACGGTAAGGCTGCGTCGATGCAGAAGAGACAGGATTATCTTGTTTCTATTGGTCAGGGTATGACTAATGCTGATGCGTCTAAGGTGGCTGGGGTTTCTCCTGATACTGTGAAGTATTGGGTTAAGTCTGATAAGCAGTTTAGGGAAGATTTGGATAACGCTCGGACGGAGCGCGATTCTGTTAGGTCTGGGGCTAAGGCTTCTGATAAGTTTGATATTGGGTTTGAGGACTTTTCGTCTAAGTATTTGGAGATGAAGGTTTTCCCTCATCAGAGGAATTTTATTTCTTTGTTGGAGCAGGGTGAGCCTGAGTGGTTGCATCCTGGTATGGTGTATGAGCCTGCTGCTCGTAACAGGTTGTTGATTAATGTTCCTCCTGAGCACGCTAAGTCTACTACGGTGACTATTAATTATTCTACGTTTCGGATTGCTATGAATCCTAACGTTCGTATTATCATTGTGTCTAAGACTTTGTATAAGGCACGCGAGTTTGTTTACGCTATTAAGCAACGTTTGTCTCATCCTAGGTGGGGTAAGTTGCAGCAGGTGTTTGGCCCTGAGGGTGGTTGGCAGGGGGATGCTGATACTTGGCGTACTGACACTGTGTATCTTGGTTCTGAGGCTAGGGATTCTTCTGAGAAGGACCCTACTATTCAAGCCCTTGGTATGGGTGGTCAGATTTATGGTGCCCGCGCTGATTTAATTATTCTTGATGATTGTATCACTGGTGCTAATGCCCACGAGTGGGAAAAGCAAATAAAATGGCTTCAACAGGAAGTTATTACCCGATTGGGTAAGAACGGTAAACTGTTGATTGTAGGTACACGTATTGGGTCTAACGACCTGTATCGTGAACTCCGTAATCCTGAACATTGGTCTGGTGGTAAATCCCCTTTCACATATCTGGCTATGCCAGCAGTATTGGATTTTGCGGAGAACCCTAATGAATGGGTGACGTTGTGGTCCAGAAGTGACCGTCCTTGGGATGGTGACGAGGACACCACACCCGACGCCGATGGCTTATATCAAAAGTGGGATGGTCCTGCACTATTCCAACGTCGCTCAGAAGTAACACCTAACACTTGGGCTATGGTGTATCAGCAACAAGATGTTGAAGAAGATGCCATATTCCCAGCGTTATGTATCCAAGGTTCCGTTAACGGTATGCGTAAAACAGGTGTCATAAACCCTGACGCACCAGGACATCCTAAAGAAGGTAACTTCCGTGTTGTTATGGGTATTGACCCTGCAATGGAAGGTGCAACAGCAGCAGTTGTTGTTGCCACAGAAATGTCAACACGTAAACGTTATGTGTTAGATGCTCTGAATATGACAGAGCCTACCCCTGAAAAAATTAAAAACCTCATCCAGGATTGGACTATCAAGTACCAACCCAATGTTGTTGTTGTGGAGAAGAATGCCTTCCAATTATATCTTACCAAAGATGAACAAATACGTGACTTTCTCAGTTCAAGGGGAATCCAGTTCCGTGAGCATTACACTGGTAATAACAAGTGGGACGTCGGCTTTGGCGTTGCATCGATGGCTAGCCTCTTTGGAACAACTCATCAAAACAAATTCGTAAAAGGTTCCAACCTTATTGAACTTCCATCTTCAGAAAAATCTGAAGGTGTCAAAGCATTAGTTAACCAACTTATTGTCTGGAAACCAGATATGAGAAAACGTCAACCAACAGATTTAGTTATGGCTTTATGGTTCACAGAACTTGTTAACCGTGAATGGCTTGAAAAAAACAATAACGCAATAAAGTTTATGCCAAACAAATGGGCAACTAAACGACAGTTAGATAGTCGCATAACAATTGACCTTGATGAACTATATGCTTCACAACAATCTGAACAATTCTACGTCTAGAAGGAAAAATGGCACTTACCCCTGAACAAGTCTTTGACCGTGTAGCCGCGCTCAAGTATAGAAGTCAAGCCCGCGACACACGTATGGGACAAATACTTGATGTACGTAGAGGCAACCTTGCTGACGTATATCCTGATATGTTCCCACCTGATGTCCCAAAGCCAATGATAGCAAACTTTGTTGACATTGCTGCACGCGATATCGCAGAACTTTTAGCACCACTACCATCTTTTAACTGTTCAGTTTACAACAGCACAAACGATAAGGCTCGTTCTTTTGCTGACAAACGTACACTTGTTGCAAACAACTATGTTCAACACTCACGTTTACAAACACAAATGTACACAGGTGCTGACTGGTATGTTTCATACGGTTTCCTACCATTCGTTGTTGACCCAGATATGGAAGCAGGACTTCCACGCATACGCATAGATAACCCTCTAGGCGCATACCCAGAATTTGACCGTTTTGGTAGATTAATTTCTTACACTAAACGTTATATGAAAACAGTTGGTGAACTTGTTGCAGAGTTCCCAGAATACGAACGTGCAATACTTGGACCATACGGTAGAACCGAAGGTTCATACTCTGCACAACTAGAACTTATTCGTTACGAAGATGCAGACCAAATAATGTTATACATTCCTGCTCGCGAAAACACAATACTTTCCTACACACCAAACCCAATTGGTGAAATGTTAACACGTGTAGCAGTAAGACCAGGTATTGACAGTGAACCACGTGGACAATTTGATGATGTTCTATGGGTACAACTAGCACGTGCACGTTTCTCAAGCCTAGCACTTGAAGCAGCAGAAAAATCTGTTCAAGCACCACTGGCTTTACCAAACGATGTACA